GACAGGGGTTCGATTCCCCTCGCCTCCACCATTCACAAACCTCGCTTAAACGCGAGGTTTTTTAATATCCCAATGCTGACAAGGCTTTTGCGGCATTTAGTAATAACAGCAAACTCCGCAAAATAATAGCCAATTCCGCTATATTGCACACAAAATGCAAGATGAAATGCAAGATGAAAAAGCCGAGGCAAAACGCCCCGGCTTTAATTGTGCGCGGTCATACCTTCATCGCAGTGACTTTGCTCAAGAGATCGTGATACCAGTCAACGAAATAGCCTTTCAACACGTCGCCTATCGGGTCCAGCTGCTTATCGCCCATCATGGACTTGCTTTTCTCATACCACTCTTTCACGCCGTTAAGCCGTTTCATGGCCTCGCCGTGATGCAGTGAGGCCAACTCCTTGTCGCCGGAGCGGTGAGCCGACTGCGCCCACTCATACTGCATCGAAGCGTCCTTCAGGCCGTCGAGCATTGTGCGGACTAAGCCTTTAATGTGCATCTCGTTCATGCGCTAACTCCTTTAATACTCTGATAAATCTTATCAACATCACTTTCGTTAAGCGTCAGCTTGCCTATCATCGGCACATCGAACGACACCGCTCCGCGCTGTGCCTGACGCTTGAATTCCGCATACAAAGCATCAACGTCGATATTTCCGTCGCCGTCAACGATACCGAGAATCTGTACAGCCGGATTCTGCCGCAGTGCCTCAAATATGCTGTCCGCACGATTCAGTGCCATCGACACAGCCGCACCGGCCACCCATTTCTGCCAGCCGCCGATTTTCGAAATAATCTCCTGCTCTATATACGCCGCCGCGCCCGTTTTAACCTGTGCCAATGTAGCCATACTACGTCCTCCGTGTATTAATTAAATGTGGGCGGCAGTATCAACCACCGCCCGTGATGCTATCAGCCGTTACAGCCACAGCCGCCGCAATTGGTGACCGGGTTGTAAAGTGTAGCCGCTGTAGTGCCTGTGCCGACGGTCACGTCCGCAGTAAGACGCGGATAGAATGTGCCGTTGACGTAGGTAACTATAGCGTTGTCGCCGCAGCAGCGAGCAGCCTTTTCTGCCGCGAGTTTTGCGTCGAACTCGTTGCGTATGCAGTTCATGTCTGCGTGGACTGCGCCGAAGCTGTCCTCGATACGCTGATTGAGTACTCTCTGACCGCAGATTTCGCTGTTGATTTCCTGTACCTTGCCGTCGAAGTACTTGTATACCTCAAGCAGCTTCTGATCGGTATAGGTATTCGCGTCACGCTGTGCAATGCCTGCCTTAAGTGTGTCGATCTCGCGTACCAGACCGAGTTCGTAGCGGTTGACTATCTGATTTTCACAGATAGGCGCGGTGTTATACGCACCGTAACCGCAATCGTTGTGTCTGCCGGCACCGAGAGCACCGAACATGCCCGCAAGTGCCGCCGCCTCTGCCATACCGTTGAGACCGCCGTTGTTGCAGTTGTTGCCCATCAGACCGCCGAGGATGTTGCCTAAGCCCCCGTTGAGCAGTGCAAGACCTGTGCCGGCTGTGCCGATGATACCGGTGGTGAGTGCCGCGTTTGTTTTTGCTTCAAGATCAGCCATGATGTTTACCTCCATATGTAAATTGTTGTTGGAGGAACGGCATTAAAAATAAGCCATCCCTTTTCCACGGTTTTATTGTACCGCAGAATCGGAATGGCTTTTATTCGTTATTTAGATATCTTTCAACCGCTTTTTCGTCAGCTCGCTAATGGCCGCCAGTGCCTTTTTATGCCGCCGATACGCCGTAGTGTAGCTGTAGCCCACCATATCGGCCGCACAGGCTAAGTCCATGCGTTTGACGTACAGCAGCTCCATAAGCCGCGCATCGTCCGCAGTGAGCGCACAGCGGTCAAGCAGACGGCGGTACTCGTCACGGTCGGCAATTGCCGCGAATTGGTGCTTTCTAAGTAGATGATCTGTCACACGGCATCACCGCCCCTCGTTACTCCTCCGCGTCCTCGCTCTTGTCGTCCGTTTCGGTGTCCGATTCGGGCGGCAGTATCAACGGTATCGCACCGGCAGCGTCTGCCTTGCCTTCGGGGATGTTGAATGAAAATATCGACGCTGCGGTGGTTACAAGGCCGGCGATTTTAATGTAATCGCTTGCCTCTATGCCGAATGTGGCCGCAATGCCTACGATTATGCCTACGACGGCTATCCAAAATTTTCGGCTGCTGAGTTTGCGTATAAGTGTCTGCATTCTATTCTCTCCTGTTATCAATATTTGTTTCGGCGCTACAGTCCGAATCAATGCCCTCGTTTTTTTCGTCCTTCTTTTCCCTGACCTTTATCACACCTGCGACAATGCTTTCAATTCCTATGCCGCCGAATACGCCCATTATAAGCGCCTGCGGCTCTGTGCCGGTGACGCACCAGTTAACAAAACACGCCACCGTAAAAAGCCCGAGGAATATGTACAGGATGGTCAGCATGATTTTAAGGAATCTCATACCGGTATAAGATTATCCGCGTCTACAGCGGCGGTAACGGTGCCATTCTTGCCTATCACGACGCGGTCGCCTTTGACCGATATCACCTCGTACTCTCTGAACCACAGCGTGAATTTTTTTATCGTGCCATACAGATAATTCCTGCCGGCGCGCACTTTTACCCTATCGCCCACCGCAAATTCGTCTGTGTCGGGCAGTACAACCGTCGAAGCTTTCGACACCGTTTCGTCGAAATAGCCGTAGTTCAGATCAATGTCCGCGCCTATCCCCTTAACCGTGCCGCGCTTGCCCATACCGAACTGCCATATCGGCATATCGTAGGCGTAGTCAGTCGGGTGTGAATCCGCGTCCACGTCGCAGTATGTAAGGTAGCCATTACTTTTCCAGTGCGCACGCCATATCGTTTTATGGCTCAGACTGCCGTAATTGAGATAGGATTGAAAGAAATCGCGGTTGGTGTAGATCATCGGCCGCCAACCCTCGGCTGCCACATATGCCGTGAAAGCGTTCACAATCTCCGTCAGCAGCTTTTTGTTCTTGGGAAGATACTTCTTTTCCTCCACATCTACCGCCGCCCACAGGTCGATACGCGCCCTGTACGGCTCGATGGTGCGGCAGAGATGCTCTGCCTCGGCCTGTGCTTCCTTAACGGTTTTTGCCGTCAGATAGTGGTACACGCCGCATTTCAACCCCACATCCGACGCGCCGGTGATGTTGGCGGCAAAACGGCGGTCGGTGAAGAGGTACGAATTCGAGCTGACCGCGCGTCCCTGCGTTGCTTTTATCATTGCGAACCGCACACCGTCCGCGTACACCGCCGACCAGTTGATAGTGCCTTGTGCGTAGGACACGTCTATGCCTTTGAGTGCCATTGTCATCCCTCCTATAATTTCAGCGGCAGATCATCCACCGCGGCCATCAGCAGTTCGGCATCACCGTTGCCGCCCAGCTCCGTGTGGTACACTTCATGCCACTTGTGCAGCATTCGGCGATCTTCGTAGCTGATGCCGTTACGCTGTATATGCTTCTCGCACTCTTCGCGAATGATGTACAGCATCAGATACCGTATCGCCGTAGTGTGCAGTGCGCATGTGCCGCTCTGCTTGTCTTTCTTTTCGTCGTGCCGCTTAACTTTGTAGGTGATAAGCCCCATAATACCCCCGGCGATGGCGGCTCCAACACCGCCGGAGATAAGGGCTAATACAAGCTCGCTCATGCCGTATAAACCTTCCAATACCGCTCATCCGAGCCGGGTACCGTGGTATTGCCGTCGATCAGCGATTCATACAGCACGCCGCCGTGGTCGGTCACATCGCCCTTGTTGTACGCATCGTGCACACCGGTCGGCTGGCTCCACAGCGGATAGCCCGACGCATTCAGGCCAATCGGCACATATAACGCCGCCGTATTATCGGGCGTCCAGTCGGCCTGCGATCTGTGGTCCTGCGCGACGCTGTACAGCTGAGGGTCGCCGACCGCGTTTGTGCCGTATATAAGGCGCGTGCCGGACTTGTACTGTTCATCGGGCTTCCATCTCGGGAAGAGCGTCGGAGCCGTGAGCGCGGTTTTATCGTCGAGCGACTGCGCCGCCTTTTCGATCAGCGACCGCAGATATAAACATTCGTCCCTTGTCATGCGTCTTCACCTCCGAGCAGTATGTTGAGAGCTTCGTCCGCGCTTATTTCCTCGGGCTGGTTCGCCGCTTCCTCGCGGGCTTTGATTATCGCGTCGGCTTTGGCCTGTACTTCCTCGCGCCATTCTTCGGGCACGTCCTCGGCGGTAATCTCTCCGTCAGCGAGTTTCGATATATAATCGGCCTTTGCCTCTATCTCAACCATGAGCGCGTTGTATTCTTCTTCGGTGATCTCTTCGCCGTCGTAGCCGATGCCGATTGCAACAAGTTTGCCGTTTTCGTCGATTATTTTGTAATATCGCATTTTATCACCCCATTACGAGCCATTTGTAAGTTCCCATTCCTACAGTATAGGTAGAAGATGCCAATATGGTAAACGTTGAGGTAGTTGCCCTCAACCAGTTATCCCTCGATGGAGAAGCATTGGTGCTGGTCAATGTCCTTGCGTATGTATTACTTGAGGATGTCTTGTCACCGTTGTAAAAACGATTTACATACAAATTCGATGAGCCTTCACCATGCGCCGAAAAGAAAATGTCATCTGCCGCCACCGTATAAGATATATCTCCTACAGTGCACAATTGATAAACCATAGCCCATGCAAATCTATAACTACCGCCTTGATTTACATTAGTCTTAGCACTTGGATATACCAATATAAATTTCGGCATTACTCCTAAATTGTGCGTTATTACTACATTTTGTGAGGAATATGCAGAAAGAGTAATAGAGCCGCTTTTTACAGCAGAAAATCCGGTGTAAAACGCCGATGGATCACCGAAGATACCGCTCAGCGTCCCCGTCTTGCCGAAGATCGACACGCCTTTTTTAATGTTACCTGCCGTAAGTTTGCTGTCGCCCTTGATGGTCTGCTCACCGCTGAGATAGGTACCGGCCGCGATACTCTGGTCGGACGTTCCCGGTGTCCATGTTTTGGCCGCCTGCCTTACAGAGGGTTTGACAAAGTTCGAAACAATATATGCTGCCGCCTGTTCTGCGGTTATTGTGCTGTCTTTGGCAGTGCTTCTTACTGCGTCTACAATATCGGCAGTTGTAGCACTGTTCGCTCTGATAAACGCTTCCATTTCTGCCGGGAGCATTTCCTGTGTCCCGCCGTTTGCCGCTCTTATGGCATCTGCTATGGCTATCAGCGTAGATGTTTTTATTAACGCTTCGTTTTCCATCAGAATCTTGTCACCTCCGCGTTGAGGATATAGTCTGCCGCCCATGCACCGTCTACGACTCTCATAAATTTGCCGTTATCGGTGTTGTTTACGCCGGGCAAAACGATGTAATTATTGGTATCGAGCACATTTTGAACAACTCCGCAGTAATCCTTGTTATATCGGTAGTCGGTAATCATATTGTCGGTTATGGCTGTAACGTTTGCGGGGACTTCGATTTTCCCAAGTACAAGATCGTAATATGTCTCTGTCCTACGCGGGACATCGCTCGCATCATTGTCGGCAAGCCATGTTTTTGATATTTCTCCACCGCCGATGAGGTGTGCTCTCTGTACGCACCAGTATGTGTGAGAAGATGAGCTTGTAGGGATGGTATGTACTTCATCCTCGCTGTCCCACGCCATATAGCCGTTAATGAAACAGCATCCGGCCTTGACCACAACATTCATACCGCCTGCTGACACGACCTGAAAGTTGGTCGAGGGCTTGGCGAAAATGCCGTTTGAAATGAAGTTTGAGAAGTATTTCGCGAAGAAATCAGCCGTCTCCGCCCGGTTGCCTTTTGGATAGCCGTCGATCGTTTCGACTATCTCCGTAGAATCGAATAAGCCGCTTCTTTGTGCCATTTATTTTAACCTCCGTGTGTTTTAATAGCCTTGTTTATATACTGCCGCAGATTCAAATACTGCTCGCCGAATGCCGGAATACGCCGCGTAACGCCGTTCTCGACCACCGTAGTCATCTCGGTAAGCCGCGCCGTCGCCGATATGCCCAGATGCGCGTCCTCGATGTGGCAGAGGTCGCCGAGGTCGAAATCCACGCCGTAAACCATGTTTGCGCCGTTCTGAACCTCGCCCGATACCGTTTCCACCATGGCGTATTCGGTGAGTGCCTGTTCCCCCAGCTGTGTCATGGCCGCAGTGTCAAGCCCGTCGTCTGTATCTACATACAGCTCACGCCGCTTTGCACCGCCGGTTTTGTCAACCTCAACGCGCTTTGTGCCGTCGGACGATATCACGATAGCATAGTTGCGGTAGTCGGTTTTGCTCCGGCTGTAGGCGAACTGCGCTAAGTTTTCGTAGGACGTTGAGAATATCGCCCAATTATTGGCCGTCTGCTCCTGCGTGCGGTCAAGGCCGCGGTAAACGGTATAGTCAAGGGAATTGGCCTCATAGTCGTAATGCAGTCTGAAGCTCATTTCGTAAGGCCTGAGCAGTTCGCGCTGCCATTCGTACAGCTCTGCTCCGCGCTTGTTTGAAGCCGCCGCCGTTTCGGTGAAACCGCCGAGCGCACCGAGCTTCAGAAGCGGTATCGCACGGCTGCCGGTCATGGCGTAGGTCTGCACCGCCGAGCGCGATATATCTTCGACTTTGCCGCTGCTGCTGCCTTCGGCGTCCATAACGCGGTCGCGGAAGAGCGATTCAAGCGAGCGTCCGGTGATTTTTATGGTCCGCTTGCCGTCGTCCTGCGCTTCCACTCCTTCGATCACCATTGCCTCGTCGCGCTCGTTGTTATAGAGGTACTCCGAGCGCAGCACCGTTTCAAGGTAATCGGCGGCAAGATGCAGCTCGAAATCGCCTTCATCGTAGTACCGCTCGCGCCAGATAAGCGAATAGTACCGGTCAATGGGATGGGACAGCAGCTCGAATTTTTCGTTGAGAAGTAACAGCTCCATGTCACACCCCCAGATACTTGAATGAATAGGTAAACGAGGCCTTAGCGTCCTTTATGCCCGCGTCGGCAGAAACGACGATGGTATTTTCACCGACCGGTAGTTGAAAGAACACCGACTTGCGGTCGAATATGAATTGACTTTCGCCGTTGAAGTAAATGTCCTTTCGGCCTTGGTTTGTGTCGATTGACAGCGTATCGCCGATTTCAAGCGTCTTAATAACACGCACATACTGTCCGTTCATGGTGATCTTTGGATTTGTCACCGTGCCGCCCGATGCGGTGATATCGCAGACAATTCCCACCGGCACGTCGCCGTCGTTTACAAGGGTTGCGGTGTCGGTGACTACCAGAATGCCGGCGGTTATGCCGACGCCTGCCACGCTGTTGAAAGGGAAGGTCAGAAGCGGCAGAGGATGCATGAAGTTAACGACCGAAGGATTGACATCCTGAAAGTAAGGGTCGGGACATATCAGACTGAGATTGACGCGCAGTTTGTCGGATATGATATTATCCTGCACAAACTGCGGTCTCTCCGAGAGGCAAAACCCGATCTTGCGCTTCCTGCCGCCGCGCTCGATTGTGAGCGTGCCCTGCTTTTTCGGAGAAAAGAAGGATATCAGATCATTCCGCAGCTCCTCCGTCCTCGAGCGGTCGTTTATGACAAAGCTGAGTCCGATTGTTCGCGGAGGTACTTTGACCGCTTCAAGATAGCCGCCGTCCATCGCCGCGTATTCGGTGAGAATCGCTTCGAGGTCGGCAGATTCAATGCCGGTTATACCGCCCTGCGGCAGGCGGTACACCGAATCTTTGGCAATGGTTACAAGCCGATTGCCGATTGATATTGTGATTTTGATGTAGGGTTTCATTAATACAGCACCGCCTTTATGCCGCTTTCCGAGGCGAATTTGACCTGTGACGGTGTAGCCGTCGGCGTGTTGAAATTCTGTGTTAAGTTGATGGTAGCACCGCCGCCTGCCGCCGACTGAATACCGTCAACGCCTACCGAGGAAATCTTGCTTGCCGCCGATGCAAACGCCCTGACCAGAGCCGAGCCGAGCGCACTGCCCACCGAGGCCGCCGCTTCCATGTTCGCTTTTTCGGTCTCTTCGAGCATTTCGCCCACGGCTTTTTCGGATTGTACCGACATTGTGGTTATTTCGTTTGTCCATCCGTAAACCGTTTCGTCGGCCATGTTCTGTCCGGCCTTCTTGCTCAGCTCGGCATAAGCGTCGGAATCGAGGATGGCTTCGTACAGATCAGTAACCGAGAAGCCCTGACCCGATGCGCGGAAGTCCTTGGCCGCTTGCGTGTATGCATCGTTGAGTGCCTGAATAGCCTCATCGTATGTCATTTCCGCAGCGCCGAACATTGCTTCATACGCTTCTTTGCGCTTTTCCTCGCCGACGTTTTTCTTCAGGTCGAGCCCGAGCAGATTTTCAAGTGCTTTTTCGGCCGGAGAACGATAGGGCTTTCTCGGAGAATCGAGCAGAGAAGCACTATCCCAATAAAGCTTTGCGCCTTCCTCGGCCGCTTCCATAGCGTCGGCTACAATATCGTAGCCCATCTGACGCAGTGTTTCGGCATCCGGCGGTTTAAGCACACCGGCATTAAGCAGATTTACGATATCCTGTCCCGAAAGCCCACGATTCCAGCCTTCGGCGTACATCGATTCGAGCCATGCTTCGCGGTCGAAGTCTTCCGGCACTTGTATTTCGGTTGACGGCAGGATGGGAATTTTCTCGCCGTTTGCGCCGGTAACATATGCCTGTCCCTTTGCGATTGCTTCATGCAGTCCGTCGAGCATCGATTTTGACAGATTCTCGGCGATTGTCTGACCGAGAGACGTACCGGCGGCGGCGGCTACCTTTTCGGTTGCCGATTCGAGGTCGTTCACCATTTCCTTTGCGGCTTTTACAACCGTTGGTGTACCGTCCTCGATACCTTCGGCGATACCTTCATCGTAATATTCGCCCTGCTGTGCGCCGACCTTTGAGGGTGAGCGTATCTGCAGTTCTTCGTTGACGGTCTGCACCATGTTCTTTGCCATGGTTTCAACGGCTTTTTCAACCTTGACGGTACCGTCCTCAACGCCCTTTGCAACGCCGTCGGTGAAGTTTTCGCCGACCTCTTCGCCCGATTCCTCGATACCGTCAAACTCCTTCTCGATATCGCCGCGCATTGAAGCAAATTCGCCGACTACTTCGGGCTTTTTCTGCTCAACCGTGGTTTTGATATTGCCGAGAGTTGATGTTACATCGGTCATTACAGCCGCCACAGCTTCGGCCAGTTCGCCGTAGGAATCGCCGGTGTAGCCTTCCAGCTGTGTTACGAGGTCTTTTGCGGAGGTTAATACTTCCTCTTTGCGCCTGTCAAAGTCGGTCGTAATACCGGTAAGCGTATGAGCCAGTGCGTCCTGTGCTTCGGAAGAGCCGCGGAATGCATTATTGAAGCGTTCCACAAAGCCCTCGGCCTCGGCACTGTTTGTGCCGTACTCGGCTTCGAGCTTTCCGAATTCGTTGATGATCTTCTGAATATAGCCGGCAGATTCGTTGCTACCGTCGGACAGTGCCGCAATAAGACCTTCGTCAAGTCCTATCTGCGCCGCCCTTTGGATGTTCTGCATGTAGCCGGTCATGTAGTCGGCCTGTGTTTCAAGACCACGTATCATGTCATCAATCGACTTTTCGGTGGTGAAAGCCACTTCGCCGAACAGTCCGCCTATACCGCCGAGCGCGGATTTGGTGGAGCTTAAAGTGGATTCGTATTCTTTTGTAAGAGAATCAAGCGCGGTTTTAACGTCGGAAGTGTTTTTCTTCAGCGCGTCGGCCGCTTCGTCAACCGCCTTTTTGGTGGTGTCGGTGGTGGCTTTTACTTTTTCGGTAGTGGTTTTCGAAGTTTTTTCGAGCGTTCCGAACAGGTTTGCCGCCGCTGCTTCGAGATATGCCGTAGAAGCTCCCGATTCATTCCATGCCGCATTCCATTCGGCGACAAATTCCTTTGCTTGCTCACTGCCCTTGCCGTATTCGTCTTCAAGCCGCCTGAATTCGGCCACAAGATTTGTGAGAATGCTTTGCGATTCCGCGCCGCCCTTGTAAAGGCTTTGAACAAAGTCTTTATTGAAGCCCGATTCTACCGCCGCTGTAAGGCTGTTTAATACTTCCTTTGCGGCACTGCCGGTGCCTTTCAGCTCGTTTCTGAAGTCGGCGAAAGCGTCTTCGGCTTTTTGAACGGCTTTTGGGGTTTCTTCCAGAACCTCACCGACATCTTCAAACTCCGTTTCCCACTCTGCCAGAGCTTCTGCCGTTAACTTCTGTTGCTCACGGAGAGCATTGCTTGCCTTCACATAAGACTCTATAGATTCGGTCTCTTCCTGTATCCGCAACTGTAAACCGGCAGCTTTGGAAGCGGCGGCCATTTCATCTTCGTAGGTTTCGTTGCTCTGTTCAAGTAAAAGTCTTTGCTCTTCACGCAAATCGGCAAGCTTTGTACTTGATTCTTTGGCCGCTTTGCCGTATTCATCGATTTTACCCGACAGTTCATCAAAAAGCCTTTTAGATTCGGAGAATATACTCTTTTTTGCCGTGAAATCCGCGGCTTCGCCGTATTCCTTTTGAAGCGTCTGCAGAGAGCTGACGATATCGTCCGCATCGTTGCGTACTTCGACCGCTTCTTCATTTATATTGAGAGCCGCCTTAAGCCGTTTTATATTGGTGATAACTTCGGGGTTCTTTTTGATGTAATTATCGGCCGCCGTAACAAGATCGGTAAACTTTCCTATAAATCCGTCGAATGCTTCAAGAAGCTCATCGCCGATGGTTATTTTAAGATTGTTTATCGCCGTTTTTGCCAGCGTGATTTTACTTTCAGTCGTTTCGTAACGTTTTTCGGCTTCTTCGGTAAGAGCGTTATTATCCTTCCATGCCTGATTTGAAAGCTCGATGTTCTTTGTCAAAAGCCCATCCGCTTCAGACAGCTTTGATATAGCATCCTGCAAACGGGTCTCGGTAAGACCCATTTCATTCAAAATGACTATAGATGACTGTCCCTGTGAATCAAGTTCGCCAAGCCCTTCAATAAAAGCTGTTACCGCTCCTACAGCGTCTTCCCTCCATGCATTGGAGAAGTCCTGCGCCGACATTCCGGCTACATCGGCATATTGCTTAACCTTTGCCGATCCGGATTCTACGGCAAGCTCTATGTTTCTCAGCAACTTCGAAAACGCTGTACCGCCGGCTTCGGCTTCAACGCCTACACTGACAAGGGTTGTAGCTATACCGAGAAGCTGTGCTTCCGTGGCTTCAACTATCGAACCGGTACCGGCAAGACGGTTGGTCATTGCCATTATTTCCGATTCAAATGCTGCGGAATCATTGCCGAGAGCGACAAGGGCAGAACCGAAGTTGCTGTATTCATCGGCCATGAGTCCGGTGATATTTGCTATACGCGCTAAACTTATAGCCGCTTCCTCTGCCGACAAGTCGGTAGTAACTGACAGCGCGGCTACAACTTCCGTAAAGCCAAGTATATTTTCGGTAGCCTGTCCGAGCTGACCGGCTGTTTCCGCGATCTTTGCAAGCTCGGTTGTAGTTATCGGTATCTCGGTTGCCAGTTCCTTGATACCGTCGGATATTTTCTGCAGCTCTTCGTCGGTACCGTCAACCGTTTTTTCAACTCCGGCAAACGCGCTTTCAAACTCTATCGCCGCATCGCCGCAGTCTATAAGCAGCTCTGTGAGCTTCTTTACGCCCATGGCTATGCCGGACGCTGTAAGAAGCTTGGCAACGGCTTCGGCCGCGATTGAGAATGACTTCGTGTCCTCACCGGCGTCCTTCACTTCCTTGCCATAGCGGTCGATGGAAGTGGCCGTACCGTCGGCACTGACCGCCGCCTCTTTGAGGTAGCCGTTGGTCTTCCGTATCTCCTCACCGAGCACATCGACCTTGCCCTCGGCTTCGGTAAGCTGTCTCTGATAGTCATTCGCCGCATCACGCGCATAATTGAGAGCCTTCTGGTTGTCGTTAAACTCCTTCGTGGCTTCGTTCATCGCGCGTTTGAGCGCAGCTGTCTTATTCTCCGCATTGTCGTAAGCCGCCGTTGCCTGTTCCATCTTCTGTTTCAGGTCATCGGTATTATCTGCAAGCTCCTTTTGCCGGTCACGCAGAAATTTAATGACATCGGGAAGAGTCTCGGTCTTCTTGCGGTAGGCTTCCTGGGCTTCGGTAAGGTTTTTGAGTTTTGCGCTTAAATAATCGTAGGAGTTTTGATTGCCGGCAAACACTTCGTCAAGCGATTTCATGTTCGTGCCGAGCTGCTTTAAATTGCCGTTCAGTTCCTTTATCGCTTGCTTGGCCTTCTCTTCACCGCCGACAACGATATTAAGTGCTACATTTGCCAACTATTCCACCTCCTTCTTATTCTTTGCAGTCATCAGATCGAGCATATCAAAAACAACACCGGGCGGCATTAACATAGCTTCACGGACATCAAGCCCTACCATGCCCGCCGCCCGAAGGTATTCACACAGTTTCAAGTTCTCTTTTTTTTTACGTTCAGTTCTTCAAGCCCGAGGTCGATTTCAACATCCTCGTCGTTCTTTATTTCACGTCCCACGCCCGTCATAATGGCATTCATGACGGCATCACGCATACGCGCAATATCGTCAACCGTGGTCAGAGCTGCCACAGCTTCTTTTCCGGGCAGCTCGTCACAGTCATATCCGATGTACTTTCGGGCGGCATTGCCGTTTTTCGCAAGGCAGAGGAATATGTCAAACAGCTTATCAACGGCTTCGGGCGTCTTTGTCAGCAGTATGCCGTCAAGCTTGTCCGTACCGCCTGCTATTTCCATAACCTCAAACATTGCCGCCGCATTGTACATCAGCCATAATTCACGGGAGCAGAAGGTGTATTTAATACATTTCTGCATATCCCGTCACCGCCTTACGCGCCGGCAGCGTCGGTGATATTAAGCTTATTCTTAACCCATGCAAGGGCTTCGGCTTCGGTTTCGAGCTCTACTTCGACCTTCCATGTATAGGAAGCGGTCTCGGAGGCCGAGAATGTCACCGCGTCGGGCGCAAAGGTGATCGATTCACCCTTGGTGTTGTAGGTGACACCGCCCTGAGTAGCCTTTACCTTCGGGTAGAAGATGCCGAGAAAACGGGTCTTGTTTCCCTTCATTTTGCGGACGTAGTGCGCATAACCGCCGTAAGGTGCAACGTCGGTGCTCTTGTATTCAAGCTCGTTGTCGTTTGCGACTTTCGCACCGAATACGCGTGCCTTGTTTTCAATGCTTACATCGTCAAGCGAAACATTGATGGTCGCAGATACGAATTCTTCAACTTCCTCAGCCTTGCCGTCATCGGCATAGAGTACGCCGGTGGTAAAGGTGGGGTTGTCCGAACTCGAAATGAGCTTTGCGAGCTTAACACCCTGCTTATATGTAGGAAGCCCATTCTCCGGCTCGGTGTCGATAAGTGCGAAGTAGGGGTTGGATGCGCCGTAATTTGCCATAATTTATACTCCTTCTCCCGTTTCGGGATTCCATTCGTCCCAGACCTTACGCATTGCTGCAGTGATCTGAGGGTTTGCTTTTTCATATGCCTCATCAAACCAGTGAGAAAAGCTGTAATTCAATATAAAAGCCTTCTTTTGGTTCGATGTGCCGAATTTATCCGCGCCGCGCGAATATGATGATACATACCGCCCGGACGAATACAGTGATAAGCGCGGTTCTTCAAACCGCACGTTGGCTCTCATGGAGCCGGTTCTGATATGCCTGTGAGCGTCGATTGATTCCTGCTGTGCCTTGTTTGCGACTTCACCGCCGGCAATCAGCATTTTGTCAACAACTTCGGTCATATCCTCGGTGGCATTTCGCAAAACATCGAGAATATCATCAAGCCCGTTAAGCGTAATTCTCGCTATAAATACCATCTCCCACCGGCATTTCGAAAGTCCACTGATACTGAATTCTTTCAAGCTGCCTGTTGTACTCCACACGGCTCAGCGAGTACGATAAACCGATATCGTAGAAAACCTTCTGAAGCAGATCAACATTCTTGTCGTACTCCTCATTAGTTACATAATTGATCACGCCGCTTATCGCCTGCTGTGCCACATGGTCATCAGCCCACATTGTGTGAGTATCGGCGGTGCGGAAATACGACCGCTCGCCTTCCTCAAGCCAGACTATGTACTTCGTGTCCTCTTCGGATGCCGTAAAATGATAGGTCGGGATGCCTGTGCCGGCCAGTGCATCACGCAGTGCAAGTAAACTCATGTAACTTCAATCCTTTCAAGCGAAAGATCCATTACCGCCGGTTCGGTGTCCTCCGGGTACTGTATCTGCGCGATTCTGTAATACTTGTCGTCCGAGCCGGACGTGATGATGTTCACCACATCCAGCACAGAAACGTCATCTTTGCGCAGACAGCGTATCATCCGGTCAATCCTGCTGTTGTCCTGCAGGGCGGCATAATACCGGTTGATACCCACCGTCCGTTCACGAAACCGCAGTTTATACCGCAGTACAAGCTTGTCTTTGGGATAGTTGCCGATACCGCCGCGATTCTGATTGTCGCAGATTACGGCAAGGCCGCTCTGAAAGCTTTCATGCTTTTTCTTCATTCTCAGCCTCCGCTGCCGCTTCACCTTCACAGTAAACACGAAGCGAATTAAGCTCCGTGAGGTAGTTTTCGGTGAAGTCGTTTAAGGCATTGGCTCTCGCGTACCTTGTGTAATCGAACAGCAGACTTCGCGGCACGTCCTCGACGGTGTAGTCAAGCTCGGTTCCCGCAACACGGTCAAGGAATGCCATGCCGCGAGCGAGAATGCCGGTCAGCTTTTTGTCCGTTTCATCGTCCTGCCACGTGATGTCAAGATAGTTTTTTACATCTTGGAGCAGTTCTGCGGTCACGGTCATTCCCATAGGTTACTCCTTAGTCCTCGGTGCGCTCGATTACGCGAACGTCAAGCACGCTCGGCTTGATGCCCGAAATATCAGCCACAACGAAAGCGTTGTCGTCGAGCGGCATACCGTTGCCGTAGAAGTAGGTCATGTATACTCTTTCGAGCTTGAGGAGGTGGTACTGGTCGGAATATTCGATAGTACCTGCCTTGCCTGCGGTGCCGAGAGCCATGAAATACTTGTCACCGATACCGAATATCGCCTTGCCCTGCGGAACAGCCACGGACTGAATAGTGTCGGTCGGGAACGGGAGGGTATTGGAGTTGTAGCCGCCGTCGGTGGTGCGTACGGTGGTCGCCGGGTAGACCTTGGTGAAGTAATCGGCAGGGTTGACAAGCATCAGCACACGGGAAACAGGTCTGCGGTGGTCGTTACGGGTCTGCGAGAGCTTATCGAGAATAACACCGTATGCAGCGGCGTCGAGGGTGGTAATGGTCGCGCCGACCGCCTTGTCCTGATATACGCCGTCAACCGCGCCGGTAAGAGCCTTGGTCATACCGATGGGTTCGTTCTTACCTGTACCGACTACGATGCCGCGTTCAACTTCAAGAGCAATAGCTTCGGAGAGCATACCGCGGACGTATCTGTCAAGCCATGCCGGACCCATATCGAGCATATAACGCTTAACGGGAATGTAAGCGGTGACCTGAGCCATACCGAGGTCGATCTCGATGAATTCCGCGTTCAGCTCGTCAACAACTTCCGAGCCGAGTTCCTGCCACGATGCCTTACCGCCGGTGGAGGAAACGATGATCTTGGTCAGCAGACCGGCTCTCTGGAAATTGATCTTCGAGAGCAGGGGGTGATTTTCTTCGAGGTCGTCGAATACCGCGTCGATAACGGTTTCGGGATAGGTCTTGTCGATGCCGGTGAACGCCTGCTGGGGGTTGTCCGACTTCATCGCGCCGATAAGGGCTTCGTAGAAGGTGCGTTCCTTGGAAGTGAGCTGTCTCACGCCGCGCTGTGCAAGGATTGCCGCGTCAGCGTCGGCTCTGTACTGCTCGAATTCTGCGCGGAGACCTTCGCCGATCATGTCGGACATATCGTCATATGCCTTCTGAAAAGCCTCTGTATCGCTGTTGGCTATCGCGTCAAACATACGCTGACGGATGGCGTCTTTCTTCTGCTTGATTGCATCAAGATTTGTCATTGTTAATCATCCTTTCTTTTTGCCATAGATTTGAAAAACTTCTGCATGGGGGATTCTTCGGGTTCGGGCGGTGTCTGCACTTCGGGCTTTAATGCCTTCTGCCACAGCTGCGCGAACTTGTCACGTGCCGACTGCGACGGTTTACCGCTTACAGCACCGGTCGCCTTCTCGGTTGCAAAGCCCATTTCAACGGCTTCGTCTGCATTCAGCCATGTTTCGGCATCCAGCATTTCTTTGAGCTTGTCTTCGCCGATGTTCACGTGTTCGAGATAAGCCTGCATACTCGCCGCCGTGATTTTTTCGAGGTCGTCGGCATCCTTGCGGAGCTGTACGGAGTTTCCTGCGGTGCGCATCCATGCGTTATGGATAAACAGCAGAGACGACGGAGACATGACGCGCTCTTTGCCTGCCATGAATATCACCGAAGCGATCGAAGCCGCGTAGCCGTCAACGACGGTCTTGCACTGCTCAAAGCGTTTCAGCTGGCTGTAGATGGCAATACCTTCCGCAACCTCGCCGCCGTAGGAGTTGATATACACCGTCAGAGGCTTGGAGGTGTCAAGCTCGCTGAGCTCTTTTGCTATCTGATAGCTCGATACATCCGATTCGGAGGAAAACCAGCCGCCGCCCGACGTGATATCGCCGTAGATATGCAGCTCGGAGCCGCTTTCCTCGGTGTATAGTGAATAATACCTATTCATTGATTATCACCTCCTCTCCGGGATTCTCGATATCCCCATAGTTTTTGGTGAGGTAATGCTTGTTCGCCCATTCTTCGTCGATGGTCGGAAGCCTGAGCAGTACGCGCACCTCGTTGACCGAGAGCGCACCCGACGCTACGAGCTTGTCGATACCCGATGCCGCCGTGAGCCAGTCAACATAGATCGCCTGAGTTGTGTCGATAACGAGCATTGTGCCGCGCTCGATATCGCCTGCGGTGTAGCGTTTGCGGTTGATCTCACACCGGATAACCTCGGTAAGCGGTACGAGGCAATCGCCCACATACTTCCGCATAGCCGATGAAGTGTCCTGCACCGAACCGTTAACCAAAACAGGAGGAATGCCGAGCATTCGCGCCGCAAAGTCGGTGAGATCATCGACCATCGCCCGAATGTCACGGCTGTTCTGGTTACTGTAGGTCTTCTGCGAAACGTCGGTGTATTCCATGCCCTTGTAGAGCTGAAGCACCGCGCTTTCCGCATCCGCAAACTGCTTGAATCCGGCATCCTTCAGGGTTTCGTACGCTTTCTTTACTTTTTCGTTGCCCATCTGCATTGCGTCGATGGAGAGCGTACCCTTCATTCCCTGAGCGCGTCTGTAGCCTTTAACACCGGAATTTATAACTACTGCATACGCATCCGCCACATTGTCGAATGTTTTGAGCCATCCGCTGTTCGGCAGAATAAAATGCATTACCTCACGTTCATTGAATCTGCGGTTCATCGACACATTGTCGATTGCCACATCACTGTAAAGTGCCTCACGCATGACCGAATCGTCCCGCGTGTAGCTGTCGGCAATATAAATACTGCCGTCGTCTGTTCCAACCACAAGCGCGTCGCCCGTGCTTATCAGCTTGTAAATAAGCCGTGCGCGAAAATCCTGCGCATTCTGGTTTTTGTTCGGCTCGATATTCCAGAGCCGCCATTCGCTCCGCTTTTTCGGATTGCCTTTATCGAATGTCTGAAATTCGCATTTGCTCAGTGACGCCGTGATAAGCTGTGTACAGGTCAGCAAAGCCATTTCTTTTGCCGCTTTTGCCATTGCGCACACGTTGTCCGGGTCACTGTACAATGCTTCCATCTCGGCAGGCGTAACACCTTTGCCGAAATGAGCCTTGAACCAGTCGATTAAACTAATTGCCATTAACCAATAATCACTCCCAAATCCGGAATATCGTCAAGCGACGCATCCGGTAACATATCCTCAATCACCATAGCCGCCACAAGAGCCATGAACGGGTCGGTCTTGCGGCTCTTGGCTTCGATTTTTGCATAGTAAAAGTTTCCGGTGTCGGTGCCTTCCTTCTTGCCCGATGCAACGAGCTTGGTATTGTTCGTTGCCCAGCGCAGAAGCGGATGATTGCCCCAGCCGAAGTAACGGTTTTCGAAACAGCTGTTAATCACCGGCTGTACCTTCATAATGTCGGAAGGACGTATCAGCTTCACATTGCCGCGCTCCTTCGGGTCAAAACCCATATCCGACAGTGCTTCACGCATCAGCGCAAACCGGAAGTTATCGAGCGCGATGCCCATAACGAAGTATTTTTCGGCGGCCTGCCGTATGTACTCGGTAATGAGCGTCGGAGATATCTCCACATCGTCAACAAAGGTCAGATGTCCGTCGGCTTCCCATTCGGCAAGCGGTGCCTTAATGCGTCCGTCGCGCAGATCTTTTGAATTGCGGCAGACCCATGTGTGGTTGATGTCATACCGCGCATCGCCGTTTTTGAAATGCACGTCCACCGACGCAAAGTCACTCAGCGACGCATAGTCGATACCGATAACGCAGGGCTGACCTTCAAGGTCGGGTAGTTCTCGGTTCGTAGCCTTGATATTCTCGTAGTCCGTAACCGCAACGTCGGAAGCACCGTCGGGAATGTTGAAACGCTTACCCATAAACGCCGGCAGGCGCAGCGGTGAACGCTTCCACTCCTCATATTCCTTGGTCATTTCCTCGCGCAGTGACGGCAGATACCGAAGGCCGGGAACGGCCTTTTCCCAATTCGCAGGGTCGTGAACCTCTTCCTTTGAATCAAGCCGGCAGATAAACGGAAGCAAACCGCCGTCCGGCTCACCGCCGAAAAGTATTTCTTCGGAACGTGCCAGGATATCGTCAAGAGGACCGTCTCTCACATCGCCGTTGGTCGTGTAATACGATCTTCGGGGATGTTTCTTTTTACCGAGGCCGGTTGTGAATACGTTGATATTCCGGTAATCCTCGTAGGTGTGCATCTCGTTGAAGATCACCGCACCGGAGCGCAGACCGTCCTTGCCTTTCGGGTTGTTGGTGCGTCCCTTGATGATCGAGCCGGTTTTAAGGCTGCGAACGTATTCCTTCGTCCAGTAAAAGTGCCGCTTCAGCTTTGCTTCATACTTCGGTGCTTCGAAGGCTTCGATAACGTCCTTTACGGGGCGTGTGGCCTGTTCCTCGTTTATGGCACAGATATCAACGTCGTATGCCTTGATACCGTTGTAAGGTGATACCAGACACACGGATTCCATAGCAATTGTGCCATCTTTACCGGCACCTCGTCCCTGCATACAGAACATATCAGGCCAGCGCGGCATCCCGTCCTCACTGCGATAAGTGCAGAGATGCAGGCCGAATATGAATTCCTGCCACTCAAATACATGGTCATAGCCGAAGTATTTCGAAAGTCCGAGGTAATGTTCAAGCTGGTCGGCATCGGTGTATATATCTTCCTCGATGAAAGCGTTTCGCACCATTTTACATAGTGCGTGCTGATCTTTGCAGGCGCGGAGATCGCCGCTTTCAATCATGCCTATGTACCGCTCAATGTGGGGATTAAGCTCACAGCTCGTCATCCTCTGCATCACCGCCCATCACGGCTTTGAGTTCGAGGCTGTCAAGAATCTTAAGCATCTGCGCATTGGTCTTAAGCAGTTCGCCGACGCTTTCGTTTTTCACGCGCTTTATCCGTCCGTCGGCAAGCTCGGTTTCAACCGTTACGCCGCGCTCCTTGATATCCTTTGCCAAAGCCTTTGAAATGTCCCACAGCTCCATGTAGTCATTAACCATATCCTGGCAGTAGGAGCCTATCATACCGTTTCTTTCGAGCTGATCGCAAAGATCCTGTTTTATGCGATTTCGGGTCAATTTTGCCATTTTTCTGCCTCCTTTCGACTGTTTTTGCCGCATTGCGGCTATTATTGCCAATATCGTAATTTTGTTAATTTTCGGTGATTCTCACCCGGATTTGCGCCGTTTTTTTCTCGCACACGCGAGGCGCGTAAGACTTGTCGAGGGCTACCCCGAGTTACGAAAGTCGAATTAATTTTCCGTTTTTTTCCACCGGGGTACCGCGCCGCCGTGGTGGGGAGGGGGTCACTGCACTAACATCTGTCAATGGTCTATCGGTTGACAACCAATAGACCAACAGTGCACACGCCGCCGCCGATCAGTCCCAACGTTCGGTGGTTGCAGGCTCTGAAGAATTATGTTTCAGCCTCTCCGGATGGCAGACGTTTTCGTGGCAGTCACGGCACACGCTTATCAGCTGCCGCCGTTCGACGCCGTGCGCATCGGTGTATGTGTCGCACAGTGCCAGCTCCGGCGCATCCTCCAGGTGGCGCACATGATGCACTATAACCGCTGGTGAATACTCTCCGCGAGCTTTGCAAAGCTGACATTCTTTATCTTTATCAAGGATTTCATCGCGTTTGGCGCGCCATTCTTTAGTATCATAAAATGGATTATGCTTTTTCGCCATTCCGCGCCTCCTTGCTTATCTCTCTATATCTGTTTTATCAAACCTAAAACGGACAAAACGGACAACTTTGCAATTTCTGCGATTGTTTACAATTTGTCTATTTTTGCATTCGGGCATAAAAAAAGCCCGACACGTATTGTGTCGGACTCCGCCAATATTATATTGTAGCGCGTTAATCGTCCTGTTCGGCCGTTCCCTGTGGTGCAAGTGCGTCCCACGCGGCAACGTTGCCGCCGTCCTGCTCCATATCGGCGCGGATCAGGTTTTGGATGTACGTGTTCACGCTGATACCGCGCTCCTTTGCGTAGGCCTGTAATATATCGCGCTGACCTTTATAAACCCTTATTTTTATGTCGTCATAGTTATTTTTCATATACTTAGCAACCGCGCGTTGGTTTGCCTTTGATATTGCCATTTTATCAGCTCCTTTACAGCTATTATTATAACACGTTTATGTATCGGGTGCAATATGGCATTGTGCACAAATTTAATACCGAATTTTTTGTGCAATATTGTACCCGATATTTTTTCAAAATCCCTTGACATATCGTACCCGATATGATATAATATATACGTACTCAAAAGAGAGTACGGAAAGGAGCGGAAATAAATGAACAACGGAGAAAACCGCATGACAAATCAACAAGCAAAAGCGATGCTTTACGCAATCCGCGTAATCATCAAGCAATCACCCGATAAGAAAACGGCACTTAAACATATCAAGAAAATCGAAAAGCAACTCGACAATAAAAAAGAGCCTACCCCAAACCGTAGTAAGTAATCGGGTAAGCTCGGCAGAAACACTAAGGGAGCAGTGAACAACTCCGCTCCTTAGCTCCCTTAGTATAACATATAGGAGCGAATATGTCAAGTACAGGAGATAATAAAATGACAACAAATTACACAATAACCGCAGGAACGCACCCGAACAGCATCGAGGTATACTTCGATAGCAAGCCCGCGCTTGACGTGATCGAGGCGCTGAAGGGACTTAAATTCAGATGGAATCACAAGAAGACCTGCTGGTACGGCTTTGAAAAAGAACATACCGTTGTTGATACTCTCATAGCCCACGGCATAGGCGAGAATATCGACGGTGAGCAAATCGACGGCGCCAACGTCTTCACCGATGGCTACATGGGCGGCGGCGCGTTCTACGGTTCAAAATCCAATAAACACCTTTACGGCGCGGACCTTTCGAAAGCGATCCGCGACGACATCAAAGCGGCAGGCATCAAGGGCGTAACGATCAAATGCAAGACCTACAGCGGCGGCCAGTCGATAATAGCAACCGTCACGACCACAGCGGAAGACATCGTCCCCGAAGAAGAATTTATGGCGGCGTACACCGTGACCGGCTCCTTCGGATGGGTAGACTACATCGACGAGGACGGAATGCGGCAAAGTGTACACATCGAAGGTTATTACACCTTGCCCGACGACCTCCGCGAGCGCATCCGCATTGAACACGCCCGCCGCGAATATGCCAGAGATTACATGGCCGAAGGCGCAATAAATCATTATCACCTCGACGAATACACCGGCTTCACAGAAGCAGGCCGGGCAAAGCTCGAACGTGTGCAGTCGATCATAGCAGCGTACCGTTACGACGAATCCAATAGCCAAGTCGATTACTTCGACACAAACTTTTATTACGACATCAAGACCAAGCCGGCAAAAGCTTAACGCTCCTGAGCCGTCGAGCGTATCGGCGGCATCCCATAAAATTTTAATTAAGGATGGTATAAAACCGATGGAAAAATTGCTGAAAGTCGTTGAGGCAGACTGCCGATACTTCGAAGCGCATCACAACCAAAACCGCATGGTGCCCGAGCACCTGAAAGTCGTTCCGGTACACGGCACTGACAGCTGGTACGCGCTCATGCTTGATGAAAGTCTTTTGTGGAGCGGTCCGCTTGCCGAAATCAATATCGCTGTAAAAACGCTTTGCAAATTTGCGAAAGTCGCCGAAAGTCGCTGAAAGGAGTAATACCACCATGACAAACATCTTAATTAACATCATAATCGCCTACGCCGAATATCTGCACCGCGTAGAGGCGCACCACCTGAGCCGCGCCGCGCGTCAGAGCAGCCCTGCAAAAGTCGCGCTCATCCACAACCGCGTTAACGCAATCGCCGCCGAGAGGAAAGCCTTAGACGCAATGGTGCGGCTCTACATCAGCCGGACGCAAGTGCAGCCGAGAATGCAGAAAGCGGCTTGACGTTTTCCAGAAAAAGCCATTGTAAATTTTCATTAACATAGGTTGACAACGCGGCAAAAATCCGTATAATATAAGCAGAGACGGCGGCAAGACCGACCGTCGTAGCGTTGAAACAGGCGGCGGGGTCAGTTTCCGTACGTCTGCGGAGCTTTGAATTAGGGTTTGGCAATATCCACGGACTGACGTAGGCTTTAGCTGAAAGAAAATGTCTTATATCAGGCTCTGTTTGACAGCAGAGCCTATATTTTTGTAAAGGACAGTCGAAATGGGGCTTTTATTGGATGCCGCAAAAGAGTGGGAAAAGCTCAAAAGCGTCGAATATGGTTTTGATATAGCGCGAAAAAACGTATTAACAAAAGTACGCCTCACGTTTTCCGATATTGATTTCCATCATATATCTGGGATGCAGTATGCTTCGTCTGTAGATTTTGGGCTTCGAAAATCCGAATATTGCGGTGAACGTCTTTTGCCGGCAATTCTTAATGGCAAATTGAACGACAATAAAATAACTCTAAGCCCTAAATGGAATCAAATTTACGGAAGGCTCATGGCCGTACTTAACTTGCAAAACATTCTTGATAACGATTTTATTATTGTAGAGTTTAACAAGAGAAAAGTTCAGGGCTACAGCAAAATAGAAGCCAAATACGCCATAAAAAGCAGCATATCAAATAACGTTTATTTCATCTTCCTCGATGAACGTTCCGGACAATACTATTGCAGATCCGCTTTTGAAAACGAGTCTATTGATTTCACAAAAAACCAATCGCTAATGACCGTGTTAAGAAAAACAAAAACAACCAATGGCGAAGTTAAACAGCTATATATCAGACATGGATACATACCGGAAGAAAAATAGCAAAAACCCCGACGCAAATCGGGGCTTTTTCTTTGCCATATCCAAAATACCGTCCACAATCGCCGTACAGCCGCGTTATTGCACAGCAGAGAATTACCTTGCCGTGCCGGTTTTCGTGACACAGCAGCGAAGCTGAGCGGCCAAAAATTACGCTGTGCGCTGTATGTATCTGTCATGCGCCTTCCGCACGCCGTCCGCAGTGTTATCGCCGCCGATACGCATTGCCACAGCATTCCAGCTCAGCAGATCAATATGCCGCAGCCAGAAAATCTGCCGCAGCTGTACGTCGGGGATGTCCAAAATATAGCGCATCGCCTGCTGCTGCCGGATTTCGGCCTCCTCTTTTTTCAGCTTGATAACTCGGCGCGTCTCCGAAATTTCACTCTCCGGTGCACGGCATATTTCGAGCTGTGCAAGTCGTCGCTCTTCCTGCTCTATTTCATTTTTTAAAAAAAACACCTGTGATAATTCGCGCCTTGTCATCTGTGTGCATCATTCCTTCCCGAAAAAATTATATATTAAGCTCATAGCCGCAGTGAGAACAATCGATTGTGTCACTAATACGCCGAGCCGGAGGCGCCGTGCGTTTGCCGCACACCGGGCACTCATACCCCAAAATATGCCGGACAGTATGATCGGAAAAATACTCTTCGAAAGTTTCACAAGATATTTTCGGGCATATTTCCGGTATTGGCTTATCCTTTGCCGCCTTAAAGTAATCGGCTTTCTTGTTTCTCAGTTTATTAAATTCGCACTTTTCGCATCTCGTTGTGTTTTTGCTTGCGCACTTGTCATAGTTGATGCATTCAATCTGCATTTAGCTGTTCACTCCGTTTTCTTTAAAATATCGTTATATAAATCACGCATGGCCAGCCTTATTTGCAAACGTGCGCCGGCCAGCGTTTCAGCAAAAATTTCAGGCTCCGCGCCGGGGAAAATTCGCAGTGAAAAATTTGTCACTGTACGAAAATTTCCCGGCAAAAAAATTCGCTCACGTTATCGTCATGCTCCCACCGCTCACTCCGCAATATCCCCAACCGCCTCCCCAGCCGGCTCCACCGGACGCAAAGCCGTGAGGCGTACGGTGCCCGCAAGTTACCACAATACCGATCTGCGGTATCTCAGACATATTTACGATTCCGGGCGCGCCGTCGGGTAAATCGGTAATCATCCAATTGTGCCTGAGTGCATCGGTGACTGTTTCACACAGCTTGTCATATGCCGCCTTGTGCTTGCATATATCACGGTTAGCACAATTATCGCATTGTTTTGTAATTTCCATCTACATCCTCTTCCCATGCCTGTAAGGCCGAGTAGCATTGTACGCGCATTTGCGGTCGATGACGGCATCGAGGTCAATGCCGGTGTGGTCGGCGCGGGAGTAAATTATATTTACCGTATCCATTATTCTATCGCCGAGAATTCTGCTTATACCGCACATATGTGCATCGGCTATTCTCCAGTGCAAGTAAGATATGAATTCAGCAAAACCCATGTGAATATAAAATGATGGCACCTGCAAAAGTTCCTTTTTGTGAACTTTAAGATTCCACGCCGCTATAGCGTCCGCGCACCGTATCACCACATCGGCAAGCTCGACCCACACGCCATGCAGCTTGCCGTTGTCATCAACATATTCGTCCGGCTCATTGTTGCGCCACGCGCTGAACGCCTCGGAAATTTCCTCGTGTATCAGTGCGCAGTATTCGCCAAACGTCGGTTCGCTGCCCGGCTCCCAGAATCCGTGGGCTACGGCGTTGGCGTGGATGGCGGCTATTTTTTCGTTAGTCAGCATTGTTGTCCCCCTTACATCAAACACGCCTGTATCTCCCGAATGATCGGTATAACATCGTCGGGGATTACATGGTTTGCATCATAGAAAATCAAGTTATCTTTATGAATGTCAAACACATTGTCGCCGTCGTCACCCTTCGCCCAAACATACACAGAATTGTGTTTGACTTTGTCGATGTCGTAGTACGGCCGGAGCCTATCGACCGCGGCGTGTAATGCGTTCCAGTATTCGTCGTTTGTCATTTGTTCTCCCTCGCTTTCAATGCTTCCTCGGCGGCTTCACGGGTGAGGAATACGGTTTTGCCGATGTCTTTAATACCGGAATGTTCTATCGTACCGAAATCGTTTTTTATCAATACAGATAAAATTATAGAATTGTTTTTTTCGATGTAAATTCGGTTAATCTTCGCCTTGTATAAAGTGTTTCGATTCATTGTCATTAAATAACGTGTGTTTAAATACCACACCGTCTGTCCCACCTTAACCAGCGGCACTATCACGCCGTTGTCGAACAGGTAATCGGCGGCTACCCCATACGCATCGTCGCCGTCGTAATAGGCGGCTTGCCCCTCAGCTTCTTGAAGCAGCTGTATCAGTCGTTCTCGCGTTTCGTCCATTGCTCCATCAGCTCCTTGTAAGATATCCCACCGGCAAGCCCCGGCGATTTGTCACTGTCCTGCGGCGTATACCTCGCATCGGCAAATGCCGGATATTTAAATTCGATCATAGCGAAATTCGCGATATCGACCAGGTACTCGGTGTTATGCGTCTTTTCGTACAGTTCCAGCCGTTCGCGGATGCACTTGTACGCCTGCGCCAGTTCGGGGTATGTCTGCGACATCCAGCCGTATTTGTAGTGCGACGTGAGGATCGCGTTTTTCATCTTGGCGACAAACTCGTCGGAGAAGTCGCGCTGCAGTATTTTTTCGTGGTCGGTCATTATTCCACCTCTACATAATATTTCTTGATAATTTCATCGTACATATGCACTTCTTCCATTACGCTTTTAATCCTGTCTTTTTTGATGGATATATCGCATACACCTATAAAAGCACCGTGTTCGGGTAATCCCTCGGATTTAAGTTTTCTGCGCCACAAAGCGGTTGCAAGTGCCATAAGATGACCGTATCCGATACTATTACCGAGCCATTCCACTGCGGCGACTTCTTGTTTTATTCGTACGCGTTCGTCCACTCACTCCACCGCCTTTCACTTACGCATGAAATGCGCCAGCGCATTGTAAAAGTTGTCCGTACCGTCCTCGTATCCGTTGAGATATAAATTCATATGCTCTTGCTTTTCCGTTTCGGGCGGATATTTTACGCCGAGCTTTTCTTTCCGACAGCCATCTTTTATTTCTTTCATCTTTTTCAAAAGCTTTCTTTTGCTGATAAATCCGAACATACTACTCCACCGCCTTTCATATTTCTCGGACCCCTTTCAGCGCAGTCCCGCAATGGCTGCAAAATTTCGCAGAGGATGATTCGATTTCTTTTTTGCAACAACCGCAATAGTAAGCTGTGACGTTTCTTTGTGTAAATCCTGCGCATCTGTAATCCTCTGAATATTCTGTCACTATTTTTTTGCCTTTAATGATTTTTACGCTTTTTAAATTTGACATTGTTCAATACCTTTTTTTCACTATTTTATTCCTGTCGCACCGCCGTCGATGGGATGTTCGTCGCTCCACTTCTGAGTGATAGATACCACTTTCTCGGGGTACAGTGCCATAAACGTATCGCATGAAAAGTGTTGTCTTAACGGACATCCATTCGAACATAAATTATATGTTGCACACATCCGCTCTTTCTCCCTCAAAAAATTAACCGTAACACTGCAATCAATTTTTGCCATTGTCGTTGTCCTCCTTGTTTCTCGGTTCACCGCAACACATCGCCCCTTCGCTGCACTTTCCCGTCACCGCGCACGACGGACCCGCGTGTCTGAATAACACCGGCGAAACCTTACGGCACAGCTTCAGCATCTCATCGGCCATGGCGCGGATTTCCCACTGCGCACGGTGACAGCACCTCAGCTTGAAGAAGTTGAGCAATGACCGCGCGTTCATTGTGAAGATAATGCGGGTGTCGCAGGCGTTGGGCAGGACGAAACGCGCGTCTTCGTTGGGAATTCCGGCTGCTGTGAAATAGCTGTAATATGTATCGAGCATAGCCATGCACTTATTAAACATCTCGGCTGTCTCGGGATTGGCGGCAATACTTGGCGGCACAATATAGTCAAACTCACCCTTATCCACATACCGCTGACTCTGTACCGAGTACGACGCTATCCGGTGCCGCGTCAGCTGTGCCAGCAGTGCGCGTGACACGCCTTCGACGGCGAATGTGTAGCTTGCGTGCTCAATCGGCGATTCATGGCTGAGGTCGGCAAGGCGGTTGATGAAGTCCTCCACCTTCTCGGCGGTGAGGTTGTCCAGCAGTGTGTCAACGTCGGCCTTCGCGTAGCACAGCTTTGCGGCGGCGGCTACCAGCTTGTCCGCGTCGGGGGTGTGGGTGAGGAGTTTAACTTTGAGTTTGGTTTGCATTTAATACATCTCCTATCTCGTTACTGATATTGCAGAGGCACATACGATATTTCCGTATACGGTTGTCTCTGTCCTCCAATAACGCGTGCATGATTGTTTCGTCGTGTGTGCGAACGTCGTTTAATCCAAGCAGGTAATCAGTGGTTACTCCAAAGTAATAAGCCATTCTGATAAGGATGCTGACACTCGGCTTTCTTTCACCAATTTCATACCCCGCGTATGTCGGCTGTGCTATAGCCAAAGAATCCGCAACATCTTTTTGCCGCAAGCCGCGTTCCTTGCGAAGTTCTAAAAGTTTTTCGTTAAATGGTTTCATCTTCCTTCAACTCCTTCTTAGTCAGCTTCTTGCCGTTAATCTTAATCGTATATCCACGTTCGAGCATATCCAGCTCCGTCGCCGTCGAGTACCGCGCACAGCCCTGCGCCATTCGCTCAACGGTACGACCGTCGCGGTCGATTATCTCAATGTATGGCGTCAAGTATGGTATCTTTTGCATTTTTCCTCCTCCGCGCCCGGAGCAATTCAGCCTTCCGGACGCACTTTTCGTAATCGCACCTCGCAGCCTTGCCCACACGCAGCTCTCCTGCGCTGTTAAGCCATAACTGGAGCGCACAGCCTACCGCCGCACCGTCGGGCAGCAGCGCACGGCGCACCGGCACGGCAGAGCGGCAGTAGGGAGATTCACACAGCGCGTGAGTGTTGTTAAAGTGCACTATCTTCAGCAGCATCTTTTGTTTCCTCTTCGAGCAGTACGCGCATTTTCTCCATTGCCCTAACCTGATACCGCGTCGGCGGCTCAGACTTCGGGCGATATTCCAAATGCTTGTCGAACAGCTCCCTTATCGTCCGGTAGGCCTTTCGCTTGCCCTGCTCCAAACCGTCATAATAGCCCTTCGCCGGCTTGTTTTGCGCAATGCCGCGCTTGCCTTCGCCTTGACCGCCGTCGGTTTTGTTACGCAGCTGATAGCCCTTGTTGGCATAAGCGCGTATGTAGTGCCGCTCCCATTCGTCAAGCGCGGTTTCCGGATATTCGAGGTAGTGTATCTTCCACCCGGTAGGGTTGTCCTCGCGCCAGAGGCCGTGCGCTTTAAGCGATAAATCGATGTGCTGATAGCCGCTCAGGTGTCCGGCGAGGCGTGACAGCAGCCGTTTTGCCTGTCCGATGTAGGCGTAGCGGATGCCGTCATCTTCTCGGAGCAGGAAATATATACCGCTTCGGTCGGGACAGCCGGGACAGGCGAGCAATATCCGTTCTTTGTTGGCTTTTTCGATGGCGAAAATCCGACGCATTTTGTTATTATCCATATAAGATTACATCATTTCCTTTCGATGTTCATAGTTTGTTAATACTGTCTTACCCTTGTCTTACGCCTGTCTTACCACTCAAATCCCAATGCCCATAAGGGTTTTTGAGTATGTCTTACAGGTCTTACCGATTTCCGCACAATACTTATATAATATATTGTTTTTTTGGAACACGTTATGTGCTTGCGCGTATAGTATATTTAAATTAGGTAAGATAGGTAAGATTAGTAAGACTATATATTAAAAACCTAATAATAAAGCCATTTTTAAGGACTTACTTATGTCTTACCAGTCTTACCTCTCATAGTTTGAGTACAACATAAGCCCCTTTAATATTGTGACATTTTGTTTGATGTATCATCTTCCCCTGTGAGTTTCGCACCAAATAGCCCTTGTCAGCCCATTTCGCCTTGATCGCATCGAATTCATAACCTTCAGATCGGAGCAGTTTCACAAGCGCGGTTTTATTTATATACACCGTCCGTTTTTCAGGAGCGTCCTTGAAGCACTCGACCTCGATTCTGCCCCATATTTCACCCGACATATCGCCGTAGGAATTGGGACAGAAGCGTGAATCGTTAATTGCTATAATGTCCTTGATATAATCATACGCCCGTTCAGCCGTATCAACCTCGGCTTTCGTCTTAAGAAACGGCGCAACATCTGCCGCCGTGAGCGGCTTTTCGTTGGGAAACAGTGCCACACTGCCGATGGTGTCGCCCAGCATAATCGCCGCCATTGACAGCCGCTGCTTGTCGGTGCAGTCAATATTTTCCAAACTTGTCAAAATGCGGTTGTAAATACTGCTTAAATCATGCTCGATGCCGCGCACATAGGATATGTAAAGCTGTCCTGCATGTCCGTAATTCTGCCGGACAAAGTTCGCCGCGTCCTTGCCGTTCTCGACGACCTTTGATTTGCACTCGATCTCGATTACGCGGTTTTTTGCACCGCCGCCCGATGATGAGCGCGTGACCGGCTCTTCGCCGGAGAACAGGAAAGCGCAATTCCATGATTTCATTTCGTTTACCTTGTCAAATGACATTCTGCCTCGATCTACACCCTCGCAAACCGACATGATCAGTTTATCGTAATTGCCGATGCGGTCCTTGATTACCTGTAATTCGTCGGCGGCAAACGGCAGATCGCGGAGCATTGAGGCCGTCGCCATGATGGAATTGGTAGTCATATTCATGGTTCGCACCATTTTTCCCATGGCAGGGTCGCCCCAGATCGACATTGCAACCATCAAGCCGACGGTTTTGCCGGCTTCGGTGCCGCCCCAGAGGTGAAGCACAAAGGGCAATGCGCCGATTTTTGACAGCAGCGGCGAAGCGAATGCCGCGCCCATAAGCATCCTGACGTAGATATTTTTGCGCAGCTCGCCGACGTAACTCTGCCATGATTTAAAATCGCCCTTTGCTTTTATGGCATCGAATATAGTTTTGTATTCGCGGTCGCCGTCGAAGGCTATGTCACCGGAATATGGGATGAATTTATCTCCGTACCATCCGACGTGCGAAACCGATGTGGAATACGGCAGAGTCTCTCGGTTTTCCTTCAGGCAGTCGGACAGATACTTCACAAGCAGCTTTGCATTCTCACTTGTGGCCTCTGTCCCCTGGTCGGCTGTGCTGACGATCTTGGCCGCCGAAGCGATTACCGAATGATCGAATATCGACGACTTCCAGCCCTGCTTTGTGTAATAGGAAAGTTCCACTTTTTCAACACCGGTGTCGGCATTGGTGTAAACCGCCGTAGGCATAATCGGTATCGGGCTTGCGTACTCTTCGATTTCCTCACCGCCCGGAAGCGAGCGGATTCGGAATACACCGTCGCAGTTTGCCGTCCAATTCCCCGTTTTCACCGGCGGTTTCCCCGATGGAAAGTGTGAAATACCCGTTCCCATGCCGATTTTACCCACATCATTCACCGATTTTTTGTATGCCGCAAAGTTTTCGTCAAAGGCTCTGCGGCATTTTAATTCCTTCGCACGTTCACGGCACTGATTGAGCAATTTTGTTCGGGTGTACAAATCTGATGTGGAAAGGATGTAGGAAAACGTGGATTCGTCGAACAGCTCTTCCCTTGTAAGCGCAGGCGGTGCCTGCTCCTCCGGTACTAAATCAGCCGCGATTGTCTCTAACATATCGCTCAATTTTTTCTATCTCTCCCTTCCAGTCTGCGTACAGCTCCATGCGTTTATCGTCATCGGAGTATGTCCATTCATCAATTACATACTGCGCCGTCGATTCGACCCAGCCCTCTTTCATGCGTCGGATATCGACGTACCGACGCATTGCCGAGGATATCTCAAGAGCGCGTTCAGCCCATGCCGCCTTAAGCGTATTACGGCGTTTTGCGGCATTTACCTCATTTATCGATATAGGACTTTCAAAGTCAAGCCGCAGATTGTAATCCGCGTTCAGCCGCGCCGCCGCTTCACGAAGTGAAGTGCCGTAAAGCTTGGCCACGAGATCAACCGCGTCGCCCGATTCTCCGCATCCGAAACATCTGAACCGTCCGTTTTTGAAGCCCATGGACGGTGTGCGGTCGGAATGGAAGGGACACGAGGCTTTCCCGTGCTTCACCTCCACTCCATACCGACAGGCGACGTCTTCTATATCAAGTGTGTTTCGGATTATTTCATAGGCGTTCACGAATTAAAGGTAAACGGAAGATCGTTTGAGGCCGCTTCAAAATTCGGCACTGAAGGTTGTGCAAACGACGGAGCCGGTGCATTGCCGCCGAGGTAGCGGTCGATCGCCGACTGGTCAAACTGCGGTGCGGTGTAGCCGGGTGTGGTGTATGCGCCTGCAGGCTGTGCGAGCGGTTTATCTTCAGGCACTTTGAAATTGCCGTTGCGGATATCGCCGATATTAAGGCAGGACTGCGGCCTTGTAATCCATGTGTTGGTGCCGTCCTGCTTGGTGTACTCTTCTCTGCCGAATAACACGCCGATCAGCTTACCCTTGAACTGTGCGGCAAACGCTTCCTTGTTGTCAGTCCACTGAACGGTCATGCCGTTGGATTCCTCAATGGCGCAGATCATGCCTTTGAAGAAAGGATTCGTGCCGCCGTCCTTGGTGGTGATAACCTGACGGTATACACAGCCCCACTTTTTGGGGTTACGTGTATCGTTGCGGTACTCGGTGGCAAAGCGGTTGGCTTCCGGACCGTCCGCAATATCGAGCGAAACAAGCAGTGCCGGCGCGCCGGACTGGGTCGAGGATTCCTCTACGCCCATGATACGGCAGATATAACCGCCGGGAGCAAGAGGTGTGAAGGTTGAATTGGCCTGTACTGTGTCGAAATCGTGAGGTTTAAGCATTGGTTTTTTCTCCTTGTGTTGTAGAAATATTGTAATATTCTCTTATGGTATCGTCTACCATTTTGAGATCGTTGGGAATTGTGGGGGTATCAAACATACCCATCGGAGTTTTGGTGACGTCGAAGCCGCTTGTGCGTGTGTGGAATATGTAATCACCGACGACGCATTCAGAGCGGAGAACGATGGTGAACATACCTTCTACGCAGACTTTTTCGTCGAGCATTTTACCGATTGTTTTCGGTTTGATGTCTCCGTTATCGTTTTTTTCATCATGCATAATGAAATAAACTATTCTATCCGGCGGCAAGTAGTCTTTTGCAAAAGTTATCAGATTCCAGAACGATGTTCCCAAATCAGCGAAAAACTTATATGTATCTCGTGCAGTGCTGTATTCTCGCATATATCTGCTTGTAAGCAAATATCCTGCATCGTCGATAACGAAGGATTTAAAGGGATATTTTTGCATTAGTTCTATGATTCTCGGTATCGCGTCAAGAGTAATACTGTTTATACGGTTTTCGGGGTTCTGTTTGAACGGAAGCGGCTTACCGAGGACATTTATCAGCCCGAATTCACGTCCGCAGTTGCGCATTGAAGTGCTTTTGCCGCTGCCGGATTTGCCGATTATCAGTACCGGAACCGCCATGTCAGCTCACCTCCAGACGGCTTCCCTGTTCGAGGTATACGCCGGGAATGGTCATGCCGTTTTTGAGATCTTCTTTAATGGCCGCAGTGTTAAGCTCGGGCTGCGGTGTGGTAAGGTATTTTGTCCAGCCCTGTTCACGCGCCTGATAAAGGAATGTAGCCTTGTCGGTGAACGTGACCTTCGGAGGGTTCTTTTTAATCGTGAGCTGCGCCCTCGGGTCGTTTTTCAGCTTGGTCACGCCGACACGCTCCATGCTGTCATATATGTACCGCTTCTTGGATTCCTGCGCCAATTTGACTGCTTTCACACGCTCCTGAAGGCGTTTGATTTCGTTTTCCAGTGCGGTTATCATGGCTTCATCGTTCTTGACGGACAGCGCAACATTGACGCATTTGTCCTCGAACATCTCATGAATGCCGTCCAGCGTGTCTGCGAATGCCTCTTCGGGAATTTCGCCGTTTTCGAATGCCGCTATAAAGTCGGCGTAATCTGTACTGATTTCGTATAATTTCATGCGTTTGCATTTCCTCCATTTTATTAATATATTGTAGGGGTTTAACGGCTCGTCCTCGCCGTCGCTGCCCCACATATCGGGCGGTTCGAGCCATGCGCGTTCCGCGCTGTCGTAGCCGTCGCGTGTCATGACAGCTTCCCAACAAAGTACCGCCGTCCGCTGTCACGCACCCACTGCCGCACATCCACGCCGATTTTATTAAGCTCCGCACAGCATACCCATTCCTCGTCGCCTTTATCGGCCTCGTAGTAGCTCAGCAGCTCATCAAGCAGTGGGTCGAGCGCGTCGAAGTCGGCCTTAAGGCGTTTTGCACCGTGACCGGCGCGTTTGTGGAGCAGATACAGTATCATTGCGAACAGGTGCACGTCCGATTCGCGGAGATGTGCGGCTATGTCGGCGCGGATTTGTTGGGTGATGACGCGCTTTTCGGTGGCCGTCGGCTCACGGCGAATGCGGGCTTTCATCTCCAACACTCCCTCCGTACTACTGTAACATAGTCCACATTGTTCCTCATTTCATACCGCTCGCTCGGCGGTGCAGCGCGGTCGTTGATTCGCTCAAGCCGCAGATTCGGGCTGTCGCCGCCGTGTGCGAAATGATAGTCTAATAGCTCGTAGAAGGCCGCCTCCCACATGGCCGCGTCTTCCTTGGCCTCTGCCAGCTCGCGTTTGAGCCGGAAGCCGGTTTTAATCGCCTCGCTCACAAGGCGTTGTTCGTTGTCGTTCATTGTGTTCCTCCCTAACTCTCCGCCCAGATCATCACCGCCACGATCATCACGGCCAGCGTGAGGCAGAGGATGTTTAACAGTTCGATCACGGCAGATTCCTCCGCGTCACTGCCTTGCAGTATTCATCGATCTCGCAAGCCCACGGCACACTGTCCGCGCCGTTTATCTCACGCCAGATCAGCGGAAAGCCGCCTATTCCGTCGAAGAGACTGCCCATCGTGGCCGGTGTGTCGTACTGTTCGCATATCCTGCGGCACACGAAACGCCACGGCGGCAGTGCTATGCTGTTGCCGAGAGCCTTGTACCGCGCGCTGTCGGTGGTTTGGTGCTTCTTGCCCTTACTGTCCGTCCATTCGCCGATGTCGGACCATCCGTCGGGGTAGCCTTGGAGGCGTTCACATTCGAGCGGTGTAAGTCCGCGGACGGTGCTGTGTAATACGGCAAGCATCTCCGAACCGCCGCCGAGGTCACCGCCTGCCGCTCTCAGAGTGCCGATTCCTTCCGCATGGCCTGCGTGAGACGACGTGCTATAAACGGCATGGGGTGCTTTATAGCCTCTTGACATAAGTGAAAACGCGGTATCGTCAGTATCGATTTTCGGTGTTGGGTGGTCAGCTACGCATATCGCCGTATAATCGGTAAAGCGGTTTTGGTGATCGCCCGTGATCGTCGGTGCAGTTTCACCATTGCCGTTTCCTCGTGCGTCATATACAGCCGGACGGTCGATGGTGTTCAGCGTGTACGATACGTCATCGTCGCGCCATCCTCTGCCGTTGCATCCTGCCGTATCGGCTCGGCCTATACAATTGCCTTGGATGCAGATTGCGCTTCCAACGCCGTTTTCAGCACTTCCGGCAGTTCCTTGCCGCGCTTCTCTGCTCTCCGCAGTATACCCTGACACGCTTTCGGACTTAAACAGTATTTCGGGTGCGGATTGTCCTGCAAAATCTGCGACAAGCGCGATTCTGCGGCGACGCTGGGGGACTCCCCAAAATTGAGCGTCGAGGATTCGCCATGCGATGGAATACCCATCACCCACGACGGCTCCGGCTGTAGTCCACTTCCCCTTCTCAGGTCGAGGAACAACGGCTGTTTCGTCTGCGACTTTCGCGGTTTCTTCGAGGACGCGCCGGAAGTCTTCGCCGTTTGCGCTTGACAGTGCTCCGGGGACGTTCTCCCACACCATGTACCGAGGTTTGTTTCTTCCATATTTGCTGTGCATCTCCTTTATTACTCTTATCTGATCGAGGAACAGTGACGATCTCTCACCGTCAAGCCCCGCTCTCTGTCCGGCTACCGATAAGTCCTGACACGGTGAGCCGCCTATTATCACATCGACCGCTGCGGCTTCATTGCCGTGCATGGTCGTTATATCATCGTAGTAGTTCATCATTCATCCCTCGTAGGATACCACCCATCCAGCGCACCGCGGCTATCGAAAATATAATCATCCTCAACGCGCCGCTTTTTCGGCGGTACTAAATAGTCTGTAGTTGTCCTTTCGGCCAGATACGCCGCTCGCTCTTCCTCGGTTACAAGCCGCCGTGACCGGCATTCGCGCTCGTCGTAGTCGGGTTTTACTCTCTCGTCGAGGTACAGGTGACAGGCGTGCAGCAGGTTTCCGCGGCTCAGCGGCCGGCAGTACAGGCAGCCAAGGCAATAAAGTTTCATCCGCTCACATTCCTTCCATGAGCCAATCGAGTGTAACGCCGTATTTTTCGGCAATTTTGCGCAGTATCGCAATTCTCGGCACCGATTCGCCGCGCTCCCATGTGCCGACGGTAAGTGTGGCGTAGCCTATCGATTCGGCAAATTCGGCCTGCGTCAAGCGGTTCCTGAGCCGCACAGCGCGGATGCGTTTGCCGGTTTCGCGTTCACGGTACTCGCGTCGGGTGTATGGCCGGTTCTTGTCACTGCGGTCAATGGCAGCCGCCGCCGTGTTGTAAAGCGCGATAAGCTCGCTGTACGGTATATCAAGCAGGATTGCCATCGGATGGAGCTTGTCGGATCTCGGAAGGTGAAGACCGCGTTCCCAGTACGATACCGCTACCACGCCGCAGCCGAGTGCCGCCGACACGTTCTGCTGTGTCAGACGCAGTGCCAAACGGTTTTGGCGGATTTTTTCGGCGAATGTCATATAGTCGCCTCTCTTTCGTGTTCCCACGGCATACGGCCTTCGCTGTAGATTTTCAGCAGCGCCGAGGCGTCCATGTTCAGCGCGTTTGACATCTTCAACAGATTGTCAACGCTCATTACGCCGGGGTTGTGCTTGTATTTCTGTATCGACGATTCGGAAATTTTCATCTGCTCGCCGATGCCGATTATCGTTGTGCCTACCTGTGACGCGCGGTAGCTCACGAAGTCAGAAAATTTCTTGCGGTGCGCGTCGAGGGTGCTTAGTTTCAGTCGGGGCATTTACCACACCTCCAGCACATCATGCTCTTCGGGCATCGTCTTAATCAGCCCTGTCATCACGCATTCGGCGGTCAGCTTCGCGCGGCCTATCGGCGTTACAAGCGTCTGCGACTGGAACACAAGGCCGTTATCGAATTCGATTTCCTTTACCACGAAAACGCCTTGACATTTCGGTGTTGCATAGGGAAACAGGCGGTTCTGCTTCGTCGCACGGCGGTACAGGTATTTTCTGTCCACCAGCATCTTTGTGAAGTCGCTTTCCTTTACGCCCAGTTCCTTGGCCGTCTCGCGGATGGTGAGGTTTTCGCCCTTGCCGATTGCCGCGTCTGCATACATGGCCTTGGCGCAGTATTTGATCGTCTGCCGGCGGCGTATGTCGCATTCCTCTTCCAGCGCGGCTATGCGCTCGTCTTTTTCGGCACCCTCGGCGGTCAGTCGTTTGTTGGCTTCCTCAAGCATTCTGTTGTTTTCGGTAAGAGCTTTGTTCTCACGCTCGTAGATCTTTAAAGCGCGTGACTTTATCATTTCGTCGCTGTTCCATGATTTTTCGACTTCAATGAAATATTCGCGGAAACGGCGTCCGATGTCGCTTCGCTGTATCATGCACAGCTGCTTTGCCATGTCGATGGTGAGGATGTGGTCGGTGCGGGGCTTGCCAGCGAGGCCGTCTGACCTATTCGTCAAAAATGTCGAATAGTCTTTTTCGAGTTCAAAACCGTATTCGCACATACGTTCAAACCACTTTGCGTACTCAGTACCTATTTCCAGCTTTTCGTGAAGCTCTCTTCCCGATACAACCGGTTCGTCCGATTCGTTAAACGTGATTTTAATTAAGTTTGTCATTTGTTTCTTCCCTTCTTGATTTCGTTTTTGGCTAACAGATGTGTTACATAGATCATAATCCAATAACGCTCAAATTCTGTCAGCGTTCTGTACAGTTCAAGTAACTTTTTCTCCTCCGGAGTCGGTTTTGTTTGCTCTTCCATCGTTCCCATCCTCTTTGTGTTCGATGATATCACCGACACTGCATCCGAGATATGCGCACAGCTTGTCAAGAGTTTCGAACGTGATGTACTTGCATCTGTCGTAGTAAAGCTGTGTAAGTGTCGTACGTGATAATCCGGTTTCGCGCGATATGTCGCTGATTTTTAAGCGTCTCGCGCCTACTATCGAAGAAAATTTATTGTTTATCAATTTGTACAATCCTTTCTATCACCTCTATTTTTGTTCAATAGTCTGTACAAATTACGCGTATAGTATACAACACAAAATGCGGCTTGTCAAGACATTTTGAAAAATATCTTGATTTTTTGTTCAGAGTAGTGTACAATATTTGTGAGGTGATTATAATGATTAGAAGTAATTTGGCGGTTTTGCTTGCCGAAAGAAATTTAAGAATAAGCCGAGTTTCGGCTGATACGGGCATTTCCCGTACCACTTTAACCGCGCTTTCGAGCAATAATTTTCAGGGGATTCAGATGGACACATTGAATCAGCTGTGCCGGTATCTGAACGTCAGGCCGGAAAGTATACTGCACTACATTCCTTATGATGTCACTGTTAAAGAGTTTGTTATAGAGCCGGATAACTATGCTACCATCGGGTTTGAAACCAATATTGATATCAATCCGGAATGCTTTGAAATAACCGGTATATTCCATATGAAAGAGTGTTACGATGAAAAAGAAAACAAATGGACCATGTCGTCCGAGTTCTGCGCGGATATATGGACAACCGAAAGCGATAATCTATTGGCGCGCAGGATATTGAAGCAACTACCTATTTCATTTCTGAAAGACATTGAATCAAAGATCACGCGGATGATTGGAGAACGCTGCGAAAATGACATTGATGAAGATGATATGTTTTGCACATATCGTTGGGATGCGTTGATGTAAGTTGTTGTGCGGTGTTTCGGCTGCCGAGGACTAAGGCGTACAGGCCTGCTTCGTTGATGATGGTGAATGTTCTACTCTGTGTAACACCGTTGGAACTGGTGTCAGTTAAACTTACGTCAGCTTTTTCGTCTTCGTCCAGACGGTCAACCGCCATACGGTTATTGGTAAGCTCCAACGCTCTGCAGACGTCGGCGGCCACGAACCACGGCTCTCCATCGCGCATCATTGTGCGGACTTCGCCGAATTCGGTGTTCGTGAATGCGGTTATTGCAGTCATTTTTGTTCCTCCTTAATTTTGTTTTAATAGTGGCAAATATTTCACCATGCCTTTATACTTTGCTCATATTCGGACATTACAATAATAATGTAGGGATATTTATTTCTCTATGAAATAATCACGGGGATTTGCGATATCAAGTGCTTTACATAGAATGATTACCTCTGCATACTTGAAATCAAGTTTTCCGTTCATTTTCAAAAGCATGGTCTTATAGCAGATTCCGAGCAGCGGAGCGAGCTTTCGCGGATTTGTTCCGCACTCTTCCATTTTTGCTTTGAGTTTTGCTTGTTCCATTATTAATATCCTTTCTGTGAGGTGTAAGATGATTTCCAGATTATTTTCCGAAACAATTTCAAACATGGCTTCTAAATTAGCTTCAATCTTTGATGGCTTTTTCAATATAATCAAGCCGAAAGAAGTAACAGAACTCGAATTATTGTCTTTGAGGATAACCGAAGCTTTTGCCGAAACGGTTGAAGAGTTAAATAAAATGAGCGTCAACATCAGGGATTTACGTTCAAAAGAAGGTATTAACGTACTTTCCGTTGAGCTTACCAACCGCACGCGCAAAGATATATCCGTTACCGATATTTATATAGAGCAGTACGGCAACATGTTCAAAGCAAGTCATGAGCGACGGTTGTTCCGAAAAATATACGACGGTATAAGTTTTGTAAAAGATTATACGATGCAATTGCCTGTCAACATACCGGCATACAACAGTGTCAGCGGAATAATATGGACCTTGTACAGTACGGTGAAACTATTTGCCGGATATGCAAAACTAATATTGTATTCGAGCAGGGGTAAAATACTAAGAAATATTTATATAGGCGAAGATGGTTCTCTTTCCAGAGTATGTGAATAAATAGCTCTGTCTACTGAGTGGGATGTTGCAGCATCCTGCTCTTTTTATTTCTTGTGTTTCATCCCTGCTCCTCCTCAATTTCTTTAATCGCCGCGCGTATCTGTGCTTTACGCTCGTCGGAAAGCTCGAAGCGCAGCCGCACCGAAAGCGTAGCATGATGTATACCCAGCTTTGCGGCCACCTGCCACATTTTTACGCCCGATCTTTCGATAAGAGCGCGTATATCCTTGTTTGCGATTGTCTGATTGTTCATGTAATTTTCATTCCTCCCTTGACATAATCCGATTTTTGTGGTATTATATCAATTGTTAGATTTATTGTTGTTGTGTTGGCGTGATACTATACCACAGCTTTTTGTTGTTGTTTTTTTGTTGTTTGCTGTGAGTATATTATAACACCATTTGCACTTATTGTCAAGTAGTTTAAGTGCATTTGGTGTTATTTCGTGATTTTAAATATATAATAAGGAGCTAATCATGAGCGTCATAGACAGAATTGCTATATTAGCAGAGAAAAAAGGTATTTCACAAGCCTTTATATGTAAACAATTGGGGGTTCAACGGAACTGGGTATCGACGGCAAGAAGGCAGCAGTCTAATGTTTCTGATGAACGTATAGCAACAATCGCTGTTATTCTCGGCACATCCGTTGCATATCTTAAAGGCGAGACGGATGACCCCTCGTTGGAAAAAGAAAAAAGCCCGTCCGAAGTGGACGAGCTGAGCGATGATGAAAAGATCGTTATGTATATGTATCGTTCGATCACGACATTGGATGAAAAGAAAGCGTTTATATCCGACTTAATGAAGCGTATTCCGAGTGAACTTTCTGCTGAGGTCGTTTCCCTTGCTTTAACTGCGTTAAATACGAGCAAAGAACAGAGATAACTATATCTGCTGCTTTTTCCGGATCAGCATGATTATCTATAGCGTCGAATAGTATTTCTTCCGGAGATTTGAGTTCAATATTTGTACTCATCGTATCCTCCAATACAAATTAATTTATGAGAAATTTTATATATTACAACAGCGAACTAATAAATTCATTGTTATCACAATTCAATGATGGTTTGGTAAGAAATGTCGTAGAAAAGCAATCGAGCGAACAAGGCAATGACGATACAGTCATTAACCAAAGCACTGATCATGGAGCGTCGTTCGAATTGGGAATTATTAGTATACAAGCAAGCCATAAGCTTCCTAGTTCCGAGCATATATCTCGCTCAAATACTACGGCTGACACAACTACAGAATCAATTCCCCTTGATAGCGCTCTTGATCGACTTTTAAAATACATGCGTGAATATAAGTATATCAATAATAATGATTATCAAAGCTATATTGATATCGTATCTTCGTTTGATTTTGTTAATTTGAAGCAGCTATCATATTTTGCATCTTCAAGGTACAACGTTTTAAGGAAGAGTGCCACAAATTGTCCCAAAGGAATCACATCTGATGAATCTCTTAAAGACAAAATAGAAATACTCACAAAACTATTGCCAACATCTGCTTTTGCGCTGAACGATCAGTATATTGTCCCGTTGAATCATATGTATCTTAGAAGTCCTATAGGGGCGATACAATTTACATATTCCAATAAAATGAACTTAGTTGGTTATGCCGCATCCAAACTTGAGGATGCTTATAAATTCAATCACTGGAATTTATACAACGAATATTACGCACAACTCAAAGAGATGATGAAAAGTATTTTTCCCGATCAAAATTTGCAAGTTGTTGAGCCTATATGTCTTTTCCTCTGAATCTGTTCATTCTTTTTTCTGCTTCTTCTATCTTTTTGCGAACTCGTTCATGCTCTTTCATGGATTCCGCCCATATTGCATCAAAATATCTTTGCGCTTCTTCTTCTTTTCTTTTTTGTCCTTCGATTTTTTTGAATATACCTTTAAAAATATTACTCATATATCCTCCATCACAACATTGTTGTTGTACACGTACATTATAATCCATTAATTTTGGTTTGTCAAGTTCAAATTCGAAATTTAATATATTATTTTAGGGGATTTGTCGATCACTCACCCACTCCAAACATCACCCATTTAACATACCGCCATACCGTATCGAGCTGAGCCGGCGACGCTGCGCGGAGGACGTAGCCGATCTTGCGGATAAGAGCTTTTCGCTCCGATTTTGTCATCATATCACCTCCTTTGCGCATATTATAGCACATGGACTGTCTGTTTTTCAAGACAAATCTGCGAGCACCGCCGTTAATACTGTATACAATTATGTATCACAAAGGATAAAAATTAACCATGAATGAAATAAAACACAATCTACGTGAGCAGCTTAACGCATCCGGCTACAAGATCGCCGAGCTTGAACGCGTCTCTCATGTATCGCGCCCCACTATTATGCGTATGTTCAATGAAGACGACGCATCGTCCCCGGATTTGATCAACCTTGTAGCCGTGGTCAAGGTCATCGGCGGTTCACTCGACCGCATCTGCGGACTGGTATCGGACGACAACTCGGCAGACCCTAGCGTACAGATCGCAGACACAGCCATCTCGGCATACGCTGAGATACTGCAGACTAAGGATATCCAGCTCGCCGAAAAGGACCGCATAATTGCCGACAAGGATAAGCAGATTGCACGCTATGAGCATATCATCGATACACTGATGCAATACTTTGACAATAGGGATGATAACAATGGCTAACGTTAAGATAAATCAGCTCCCGTCGGGGAGCTACAATGCAATGGTGTACGACTACACCACGCCGGGCGGCAAGCGGAAGTATAAATCCATAACCGCGTCAAGCAAAAGCGAGGTCAAGCGGCTCATTGCGGTGTTCCTTGCCGAGCGTGATGAAAAGCGCGAAGAGGAGCGCAGTACCACAACGCTCGGTGCGGCTATGAACCAATACATAGAGGACCGCTGCAATCTGCTGTCACCGTCAACGATATCGGGTTACCGTAAGATTGTGCGTAACTATTTTCCCGACTTGCAGGCAATGGAACTGTGCGATATTGACAGCGGTACCGTGCAGAAACGCATGAACGACGATGCGGCAAAGCTGAGCTTTAAAACGCTCCGCAATAATTACGGATTCTTAACCGCAGTTGCACGGGAAAACGGAGTTATAATTACGCTGAAATACCCACCTAAAAAGCGTACAATTCGCCGTCTGCCTCAGCCGAAGGAAGTGTTTGATGCAGTACGCGGTACGGAGATCGAGTTGCCCGTACTGCTTGCCATGTGGCTGTCACTGCGAATGTCGGAAGTGTTGGGCATACGGTATAAAGATATAGACAACGGTACACTTATAATAAACAACGTGCGGCTGATGGTTGACAACGAAGCGGTTGAGCGCGATATGACCAAAACCGAGACCAGTACGCGCGCCTTGCGGATGCCGGAGTATTTGCTTAATCTGTGCGGCACAGGCGAACCTGACGAGCACGTTGTCAAGCTCACGGCAAACGCGATAACAAAGCGATTCTACCGAATGTGTGAAAAAGCAGAGATGCAGCATATAACGTTTCACGATTTGCGCCATGTCAATGCATCGGTCATGCTTCGCCTCGGTGTTTCGGATGCAATCGCCATGGAGCGCGGTGGATGGGCCTCCCCGGCCGTGTTGAAGTCGGTATATCAGGAGACTTTCGCCGGAGACCGTGAGCAAGCCGATACTGTTATCGATGAATATTTTGCGGCACTGGTGACAGACGTAGACAATACAAATGCAAGATGAAATGCAAGACGAATATTGCAAAGCCCTTGTGTGTATTGGGGTTTAATGATGTTATGACAGGGGTTCGATTCCCCTCGCCTCCACCATTCACAAACCTCGCT